AACGCCGCAAGTCCGAGGGCATCTGGCTCACCGACGGCAGCACCGAGCGGGTCGCGCAAATGATCCGCGACAACACGCCAGCCAGCCGCCGCAAGTTCTCCCGCCGCTAACCATCAACCCCAACCACACACCACCATGGACATTGAATACATCAAACAACACCGCCGCCTGACTCTCGAATTCGGACGCGGCGAAACCTACCGCACAAACAACCCGACGCTCTACGGTCACTCGACCTACGGACGCAGCTCGGTTCTCGCCGGCCGTCCGCGCCGGGTCTTCCTCGAAAGCTGGGACGACCTCGACACCGCCCGCGCCGAACTCAAGGCCGCGAAGATCCGCTACGCCGACCTCTGCGATACCCACGGCTCCACCCACATCCCGGTGGATGTCATCACCGCAGGACTGCCCGACGAGGACATCTAACCCCAACCCCTGAGATCCCATGAAATCCGAATCCGAAATCCTCGAAAAAATCCGCAAGCTCCTGCGCCTGGCTGACCGCTCCCGCGGTTCCACCGAGAACGAAGCGAAAGTGGCACTGGCGAAAGCGCAGGAACTAATGACCCGCCATAACATCGACTCGGCACTGCTCCGCATGGAGCGCGGCGAGTCGGGCGGCACCGGCTTCACCGTCAATAAGGGCAAGGTCGATCTGCCGAAGACCCTCAACCCGGCGGACATCATGATCCTGTCGCTGCTCCAGTCGCACTTCAACGTGAAGACGATCCTGATGCCAAGCGGCAATGGAACGCCGGTGGATATCATCGGTGCCGCCGCCGATATCGACTTCGCCATCTTCGCCTTCAACTACCTGCGACAAACCTTCTTCCGCTGTTGGAACGAGTTCAAGAAGACCCACGCCAACCCGGACAAAGCATCCTACTACCGGGGCCTGCGTGACGGGCTAAACGCCGAACTCAAGGCGGCCAAGCAACGGGCCGAGGAATCCTACGCCACCGAACAGCGGCAAACCTACGGACTGGTCGTCGTGGACCAGCAGGCGGTGATCACCCGCTACGTCGAGGAGAACTACGGCAAGCTCCGCAACCGCAACACCCGGTCGCGCCGCCTGCATTCGGGCAGTTACACCGCAGGTGAAACCAAAGGCCGCACCATCCAAATCAACCGTCCACTTCCGTCATGAAAACTCTCCAACAGAAAGACGAAAAAAGACATGGACGCACCCGATCAGACGGGCAGATGAGGGATGCTATGACAACAGCATCCATCACCAACCGATACCCCACCAAGGCGATGCAGCAAAGCATCCGCAGTCTTGAACACAACGGCTTCACCGTCCGACGCATCCTGCCGGTCGATCTGATGGCCGGCATTCATGCCCGCGAGTTCCGCGCCGACTTCGCCAAGCCAACCAAATTCGGACTGCTGGTGTTCAGCGTCCGGATCGACACCGACGGCAACGTCATCAACCCCAACCATTGAACTAACACCATCATGAATAAACTGTATTGGATCGTCTGCGACGACAAGGAAACCAACGTCTTCGAAGGCCGCTACCAGGGTCGCACCCGAGGTGAGGCATTGAAGTTTCTCAAGCAGTCCATCGGGCGCAAGACGCTCAACGGACTGGTCTTCACCATCACCGAAATCCCCGTGCCACTGATCCGCGAGATCGTCGCGGAAATCCTCGCCGAGGGCAACAACGCCACGCCTGCCGCGAATATCGTGCCGCTCACCAGCCCCGAACCCGAGGCCGGACCGGGACGTTACGACGCGTTCGCCGACGCGGCTGAGCCCGAACCAACGCCAGCGGAGGTCACGCTACCCACGCCCGCAAAGAAGGTCGGCAATCCCGGCCATGGTGACGATCACTGGTCACAGGTGAAAGCCTACTGGCTTGAATGCCGCAGCGTGAAACAGACAGCCGAACACTTCGGCCTTTCACCCAACACGCTCAAAACCCGCATCCGCAGGGAGGGCTGGAACCAATGAGCGCCCCTGACTGGAACCCAATCGTCGGCGACGGGGCGACCGTCTGCCACTACTCTGACCGGACCGCCTGCACCGTGATCCGCGTCAGTCCCAGCGGGAAGACCCTCTATCTGCAAAGCGACACCGCCGTTCTCGACGACTGGAAGCCCGAGTTTATCCCTGGCGGATTCTCTGGCCACTGCGTGAACAACACCGAGCAGCGGTATGCCTATCAGCCAAATCCGCAGGGTGTGATTCATCGCGCCAGCCGCCGCAAGGATGGTTGGTTCCGCACCACCAACGGCGAGCCGGTCATTCCCGGCCGCCGCCAATTCCACGACTACAACTTCTGATGAAGGTCGCAGTCGAAAAATACCGCAAACCCGATGGCTACGCCACGCGCTACTGGTCGGTGACGGTGAACGGCGAACTTCTCGCCGTCACCCTCTACCGCAAGGGCGCGGAGGCCGTCGCCCGGGCCATCACCCACTCCAACTCAGATCCCCATGTCACGACCCTTGAAGATTCTCCCAACCCCGTCACCAAGCCCCACAAGCCCGCCGCTGGCGTGGCGACCTACCGGACCCGATGACCTCTGCGGCCCCGCCGCCACGGTCGCCCGCCGACTCGTCACCAAGGCGCAAAAACTCCATGACCATCCGGATGTCCCGGTGAAAATCCTGCTCTACGGCCCACCCGGTGTCGGCAAGACTAGCATCGCGGACATGGTGGCCGACGCTCTATCCGGCACGCGTTTCGCCGTCGAGGAATTCAACGGCAAGCTCGTCACCGTCGAGACCGTGAAACAATGGATGGGCACGCTCGGTGCCTGCTCTCTGTTCGGGGTCTATTCAGTGAAGATCATCAACGAAATGGACCGCTGCACGCGGGATGCACAGGATCTGCTCCTGAGCTACCTTGACCGCCTTCCGGCAGGACGGGCCATCATCGGAACCAGCAACCTGCAACTTGACCTTCTCACCGAGCGGTTCCAGACGCGCTTCCAGTCGATCAAGCTCGCCGCCCCATCCACCGAGGACATTGCCACCATGCTCCGCCGCCACTGGCCGGTCGATGAAGCCACCTCACTGCGGATCGCGGTGGGCTCTGGCGGATGTGTCCGGGCAGCGCTCGCCGATCTGGAATCCTGGCTGGATGCAAGCGATTGTTGACAGCCGCATCCACGGCAATGACTGATCATTCTCCCAAAGCTCGGACGCTCGCCAATGGCATCGAAGTCTGGTGCAGCTTCGACAAGCTCGTGCCGGTAGGCGAACTCAAGCCGAACCCGCGCAATCCGAACACCCACCCGCAGCGGCAGATCGAACTGCTCGCCAAAAACATCCGCTATTTCGGCTGGCGACAGACGATCACAGTCTCAAAGCTTACCGGCCTGATCGTTTCCGGTCACGGCCGCCTGATGGCCGCCAAACAGCTCGGTGTCGAAGTCGTGCCAGTGGACTATCAGGACTTCGCCAGCGAGAACGATGAACTCGCCGTGCTGGTCGCCGATAACCGGTTGGCCGAACTATCCACGGTCGATCTCAACGAACTCGAAAAAATCGCCAGCGAGTGGAAGTCCATCGACTTCGACACGATCCTCGCAGGTTTCGAACCTGCCGACATCGAGGGCCTGCTCAATCCGGGTGGCAACGACGATGACGAAGATGACGACGACCGTCACGACAAGGAACTCGACAAGAGTGACGTCACCGTCGCGGTCGGACTCTATCGGTTCCGCATCACCCAAGAAGACTTCATCGCGTGGTGCGACCGCGTGAAACAAGACGCCGGTTTCGACAAAGAATCCGTGCTCAACGAAATCCGCAACCGCCTCGGGCTATGAACATCACCCTTGAACCCATAGAGGCCATCCGCCCCAGCACTTATAACCCACGGTCGGCGGTTGCCGAGCGGCTCGATCTGATTGAACTGTCGCTGCGCAAGCTCGGCTTCATCGCCCCGATCTTCGCCGACTCGGACGGAGAAATCCTCTCCGGTCACCAGCGCCACCTCGTCGCCTCGCGCATGGGTGCCACGCATGTTCCGGTATCCCGGACCAAGGCGCTCGACCTCGACCAACGCAAGGCGCTCAACATCGTGTTCAACCGGGCTACCAACGATTTCGATTTCAACAGCACGCCCGGTCGGGTCACCAGCGAACTGCAATCGCTCGACATCCAGGCGCTTGCTGCCCTCATCCCGGACAAGGAAGTCGGAAGCGATGGATTCCTGCGCTGCATCAAGCCCGCGGAAGTCGCCGTGAAGGATCTCTGCCGGGTGAACTCCGGCCGCTGGATTCAATATGCCCGCAATCTCGCCCGTACGCTGCATCGCCACGGCATCCTCATGCCCATCGTCTGCCGCGAGGATCTCACGGTCATCAACGGCATCGGTCGGCTGGAAATGCTCGCGGAAAAGGGAGTCGCATTCGCGCCCGTGGTCTTCGTCACCGACGAAGAAGCGGAGTTCGCTCGGGCCATGATGAATCTGCTCTCGATGGATTTCGACATCCACACGCGCTATGCCGACATGCTGCGCTTCAACTCGTTCCGCCGCGCACGCCGCGTCAGGCGCGAGCTTGGCAACGGCTTCGTCTTCGCCACGCATGGCGCAAAGCCCTGCAAGGATTTCGACATCGGCAAGGCATCCGACCGCACCCGCTGGACCAAGGAGCACGGCACGACGATCCTCGACTTCGGTGCCGGCCACCTGACCGAAACCTTCCTCCTGCGCCAGGCCGGGATCGACTGCACGCCGTTCGAACCCTACCGGCTCGGACCAGGGGGCATCAACAAGGCGGAGAGCGTGGAACTGGCACGCGCATTCCTCGCAGAAGTGGCGGCGGGCAAGGAATGGACCAGCATCTTTATCGCGAGCGTGCTGAATTCCGTGCCGTTCCGTGAAGACCGCGAGCACATCGCCTGCCTCTGCGCCGCATTGTGCAAGCCCTTCACCAAGGTCTATGCCTGCGCATCGTCGGCAGGGGAATCCGGCTGGCGGCAGGTCAACGGCAAGGCGTTCATGAACGAAAGCAACGCGGGCAACATCGCGTTCCGCCTCGACTACGAACCCGGGATTCGCATCGGTGATTTTCAGGACAAGCCCAAGGTCCAGAAGTATCACACGGTATCCGAGTTCAAGGATCTCTTCGGCACGTTCTTCCGCTCGGTGAAGGTCGATGACTTTTCCAACAACATCAACGCGGCCTGCGCGTCAGCCCTGCCAGTTGATCCCGCCCGCCTTCGCGCCGCCATCGAGTTTGAGTTCAATCTGCCCTATCCAGACGGCACTCGCATGGATCTCGCGAAATGCGCCATGGACGCCTTCTCCCAACGTCTTCAGACTAACCTATGATCATCCTGCTAGACCTCAACTACACGCTGGTTTCCAATAATCCGGCACGCGGCACCACGCCCGAGCGCATGGAGAAGCGACTGGCCAACGAGCAATACCGGCAATGGCTGGTGGAACTGGTCCGCCCGCATACGGTCGTTCTCATCACCGCTCGCCCGGAAACCTGGACGCTCAAGACGCTCGACCGCATCGAGGAGCAAACCGGATGGCGGCCGCAGGATGCGTGCTTCGCGCCCAAAGGCTGGTGGAATCCACCGGCAATCAAAGAACATCTGCTCAAGAAGGATGTGTTCCCGACCCACGGCGATGACGCCCGCTACCTCGCGATTGAGAGCAATCCACGGACTCGCGAGATGTATGCGAAGTTTTCCATCCCGTGCTTCTGGGTGACGCCTGAAGGGACCTGCCTGACCGAAGGCATGCGGATCGTCAAACGCCTGCCGCGTTGACATCCGCCACGCGGGCATGAGTGAAGCCCAACGTGATGAAGTCGTTCCCCGCGGAGCCTGGCAGTTCGATCAGGAAGTGACCGCCGTGTTCGATGACATGCTCCAGCGGAGCATCCCCCAATACAACGCGATGCGGATGGTGACCTTCGAGGTGGGCCGGCGCTTCGTGCAACCGGGTACGGCCATCATCGACATGGGATGTTCCCGCGGTCAGGCGCTCCTGCCTTTCGTTTCCAGCTTTGCTGCGGCCAACGATTACATCGGCCTGGAGATCAGCGAACCGATGATCGAGGCGGCGCGTCAGAACTTCAACTACCACCCGCACGGCAATCGCGTCAGCATCCAGTCTGCCGACCTGCGCCACGAGTTCCCTGGTGTGACCTCCAGCCTCGTGCTCTCGGTGCTCACGCTCCAATTCACCCCCATCGAATACCGCCAGCAAATCATCCGCCGCGTGTTCGAATCACTGGCTCCAGGCGGTGCCTTCATCCTGGTGGAGAAGGTGCTCGGCGCGACCGCCAAACTCGATGAGGCGTTCGTGAACCTGTTCCTCAACATCAAGCGGGAGAATGGATACTCCGAGAGTCAGATCGACCGCAAGCGGCTGTCGCTCGAAGGTGTGCTGGTCCCGGTTACCGCACGCTGGAACGAGGAGTTACTTCGCGAAGAAGGCTTCACCTCGGTGGATTGCTTCTGGCGGCATCTGAACTTCGCCGGGTGGGTGGCGGTGAAGGCTTGAATCTCTATCCGATCAAGGCAGGTGACCCATCAGGATCGGCGCATCGAGTTCCTGCCAGTCGGCCCATACTTCAATTTCCCTGCTCATTCCTTGAGTTTCCTTTTCGGTGCCCGTCACCGGGTTTCAGTGAGACGAGCGTCTTCCAGCTTGCGGCCCAGAACATCGTCGATACCGACCGCGGAGAGATCTTGCTCCAGTCCCAGAACGGCCAACACCTGCACGAGCTTGCCCAACGAAGTGCCAGCTGATCCATTTTCCATCAGATGGAGCGTCGAGCGACTGACGCCCGCCCGCTCAGCAACCTGTTCGGCGCTCAGCTTTCGCCGCAACCGCGCCAGTCTGAGATTCTCTCCCAAATCGGCGAGGAGACGCTCGTGCTTAGGCAATAGTGTGCTGGTTTCTCGTCCCATAATGGCTGATACTTTGGACAAGAAAAGCCATTTTTGTGCAACTTGTCAAACATTATGCATCGCCGCCCTTCTGCTGCCTGGCCGGAAAAGTCGGGGTAACCCGCTAATCGTGATCTGGCGGTCGCGCATTGGATCGCTTGCCGCATGCAATGATTCCGTCACCATGCTAGGACCGTGACGCCCGGAGGCGGGGGCTTGACAGGGCATGCCAGGGACGGCATGTTTCACATGTGAAAGTGAAGACGGTCAGCTTCGAGAAGTTGCAACGCGACAAGCGCAGGGCGCGGTTGCGGGACGAGCGTCGTCTGGCCAGTGGCGAGGTGACGCCAGAGCAACTTGAGGAGGAGAATTCAATGATTCCGATAGGTGCAAAAATCACCATCCCCAATTTCTACCAAACCTTGGAACGCTATTACGGCAAATGAATCGGGCGCAGGAATCTCCTTTGGAATCCGAGATTGGCGATTTTGCGGAAATTTTGAGACATGAGGATGCCAAAGAACTGCCCGTCGTAGTCGGTGGGCATGCCGCAGGTCTATGGAGTCGATATTTTTTGTCACGAGGAGTGACTGCGCTCGCGGAGTTTCTGCCCTTTCGGAGTAAGGATCTGGATCTCGTGGGGACTGTCGGTTTATTAGACGAATTGCACCGGCGGTTCAAAGGCAGGCTGCTGCGCTCGGAGCCACGGAGTCCGGTTTTTGGGCGATTGGATATTCCCCAGTCTGGAGGCGGATTCCTGAGGGTGGAGGTTCTTCACACTGTTCTGGGACTGGACGCCAAAGACATGATGCGCACGGTGGATATTGATGTCGCGGGAGTCTTTGCTAGAATTCCGTTACCCCATCTGATGTTGAAGGCAAAGCTAGCCAATTCGGCGCTCATCAAGCAAGATGGCAGGCAGGATGTGAAACACACTAAGATGATGCTTATCTGCGTCCGAGCTTTCATTCTGGAGTTACTGGAAAATCACCAGGGAGGATTGATAGGTGAACGCCCTGTCGTGAATCTGCTGGAAGAAATCCGGGAGGTGATGAGTTCTCCGAACGCCGAAAAAGCAGCCAACCTCTGGGGCATCGATTTCCGTGAGGTTTGGCCTAGGGAAGAATTGAAAGCGTCCGGTGGTGAAAAGGTTGCTCGCTGGCTGGAACACCGCTTGGCTTGAGACCCGTTGGGTTGGGATGTTCCAATTTCACGCCCGCACCCCGCCAGAATTGACCGGGTGCCCCATGCCCGCGATTGACAGGCCCCCGGTGGCATGGAGACGAAGGAACTTTCTCCCGATGTCGCCGGAAAGATCCTCGACGCGGATTTTCAAAACGTAGTTCGCAAAGTGGCGGCGGGCAAACCGCTCACCGTGGCCGAACGGGCGCGCATTGAATCACGGGCGGCTGGCAGCGAGGAAACGCTCGCCTATGCAAAGACGCTCGTCGAGCTTGCTGCTGTGTTAGGCGTGACCCGCCGCACGCTCACCACCTGGCAGAAACTCGATGGCGCGCCCAAGCCGCTGTCCAATGGCTTGTGGCCGGTGGCCGACTGGCGCGAGTTCGTTCGGCTGCGAGGACTCAAGGCAGGCAAGGTGCCGGTCGGCAACGAGGAGGCTCTCAAGGCGCGCAAGTTGCTCGCCGAAGTCGAGGAGCGGGAGCTTCGCATCGCCGTGAAAAGGGGCGAATACGTTCCGATCCATCAGGTGAAGAGCGAGTGGATCGGCCACGTCGCCCGAGCGACTTCCATCCTGCGGGCCAAGTTTGAGTCAGAGTTGCCTCCAATCCTCTCGGGCTTGGACGCCACGGGCATCCAGCGGGAATGCCGACAGGCGATTGATGAGGTGCTTCTTTGCCTCCACGAATCATGAAAGTGCTCCACGACATCTGGCGCGAAGCATGGCAACCGCCCGACCGGCGCCCTGCCTGGCAATGGTGCGAGGATCACATCGAGGGGATTCCCTACTCGCCCAACCCGGGACGCTTCCGGTCCGAGAACTCACCATGGATCCGCGAGGTCATGGAATCACTGGTGGATCCGCGCATCCGGCTCGTCTCGATCATCGCGTCGGTCCAATCGTCCAAGACCACCGCACCCGAGCTGACGATTTGTTACATCATCGCCAACCTTCCGGGCCCTGCCCTCTGGCTTGACCAAACCGATGAGGACGCCCGCGATTATTCCGAGTCGCGCCTGCAGAAGCTCTTCGACCAATGCGAGCCTGTGAGACGACTCATGCCGACTGGCATCCACCGCCACAAGCGCAAGAACAACACGATCCAGTTCAACAACGGAATGACGCTCTGGATTCTCGGAGCGCACAATAAGACCAACCTCCAGCGACGTTCGATCCGCTGGTTGATCGGGGACGAAACGTGGCGCTGGCCGGTCGGTCACATGGCGGAAGCCGAGGCACGCGTGACCGCCTTCGGTTGGCTCGGCAAGTGCATCTTCATGAGTCAGGGCGGGGAGGAGGACGATGACACCCACCGGAAGTTCGAATCCACTGACCAGCGCGAGTGGACGTTTGCCTGTCCCGAGTGCCATCACCGGCAGCCGTTCAAATGGGAATGCGTCGAGTGGAGCAAGTCGGCCAGGGATGAATTCGGTGAATGGGATTTCGACGAAGTCCGGCGCACCACTGCAATGCGCTGTGAGTCGTGCAACCACTACTTCAACGACGGCGAGCGGACACGACGTGAACTCAATTCGACCGGAGCGTTCGTCGCCAAGAATCCCAAAGCCTCCAAGGAAAACGTCGGCTTCCACTGGAACGCGTTGTGCGCGATGAGCTGGGGGCAACTCGCCGAACTCTACCTGCGGGCCAAGGCATCGGCGCGCAAGGGCGACGTCTCGTTGCTCCAACAATTCTACCAGAAGCGGCTCGGTCTGCCGTGGCGCGAATATGTCGAAGACTACAAGCTGGAGATCGTCAAATCGGGCTACAAGCGCGGTGAGACGTGGGAAGAGGAAGGCGCGATTGAGCCGAAGAGCGGACGTGTGATTGCCGCCCCGCTGCCCGAGCGCACCGGCCTGATACCGCTTCGCTTCATCACAGTGGACTGCCAGATGGATCACCTGTTTGCCGTGGTGCGCTCATGGTCGGCGGAGGGATCGAGCCGCTTGATGTGGAACGAGCGCATCCTGACCTTTACCGACATCGACGTGTTGCAGGAACGCTTCGAGATTCACCCAAGCCTTGTCTTTCTCGATGCCGGCTATGCGACCTACGACGTCTATCGTGAGTGTGCCAAGCGAGGATGGGTGGCACTCATTGGCGACCGCCGCCCAGTCTATGCGCACAAGGGGCGCGATGGAAAAACCGTCCAACGGTTCTACTCGCCCCGGCGCAAGGTCGTGCTTTCGCATCGCCAGTCCTGCCACGTCCACTACTGGAGCAACCTCAACATCAAAGACACGCTCGCCCGCTTGCGCCGCAACCAAGATCCCGCCCAAGGACCAACCTGGGAAGTGCCCGACGACATCGACGACGACTATCTTGCGCAGCTCGAAAGCGAGCAGCGGATCAAGGAAAAGGGCCACTGGATGTGGAAGCAGATCGGCTCGCGACCGAATCACTTTTTTGACTGTGAGTCGATGCAGGCGACAGCGGCGACCATGCTCAAGATCGTCGGCCGGGAATCCATTGCTGCCGCCCCGGTTGACACTCCGGACGAGGGTGCATGAAGACCGTCACCATCCTCCGCTTCCTCACGTTCCTTGGTTCTGGCATGTCCACGCTCGCCGCACTGGATCTGGCGGGTATCGCCCAGCTCTTCGATCCGACGATGGCAAAATACCTGCTTGCCGCCGGTCCCGCCGCGCTCGCCGTGAAAGAACTGGTGGTCGTGCTCGGCGATTTGTTTGACGACGGCAAGCCAAACCAGTCCTTCAAGGTTGGACTGTTCTGTTTGGCGATGGGTGTTCTGACGGTCCCGTTTCTCGCCTCATGCGCCACGCCGCCTGCTGTCACCGGGGAATTCATCGGCAAAGACGGACGCATCCGGGTTCATCCGGACGGTCGCTTTGAAATCGTCGTCGAACCCCGCACCTCCAAGTAAGCCATGAACACTTTTACCGATTGGTTTGCCGCCCAGAGATTTCGCAACTTCGGCGCGGGTGAGTTCACCAGCTACTTTGCCCGCGAGCGTAAGGGTGTGAAAAACAGCCTGCCTCCACGCCGCATCTGGAAAAACATCGTGCCCGCACTTCGCATCGTGGACGAGCTTCGTGATTCGTTTGGCAAGTCATGCACCATCCTGAGTTCCTACCGATCGCCCGACTACAACAAAGCGGTCGGTGGCGCATCATCCAGTCAGCATCTTGAGTTCACCGCCCTCGACATCGCATTCGACGGCATCAGCCCACAGCGCGTCTATGACCGGCTTCTCGAATGGCGCAAGGCCGGCAAGTTCACCGGCGGTCTCGGCATCTACCCAGCATCCGGCTTTGTCCACATCGACACGCGGGGCCGCAACGCCACCTGGAAAGGCAAATAAGTCATGGCACGCGGACTCTTCATCACCGGCTTCACGATTTCCGAGGTGCTCGCCATCCAGCAGCGGGCGAAGGAATTTCTCATCGAGGGCAAAACCCTGATGACCTGGAACGAGGCGGGCAGCTCTGCCACCAAGCAGTTCACCATGCCCATCGATCAGGTGCTTGAGGAATGCGCCCACGCACTGCGGATCCTCGACCCTGCCACCTACGGCAAAGCCCGCAACGTGGCAACTTCACACATCATTGGCCACCTCCCGAAATGATCCGCCTCAAGCACATCGCGCACCTGCTCTTACCGCCCGTCCTCGTCCCCAAGGCATGGGGCTCACCTTACGAATCGGCAAACTGGTCGCCGCGTCGGGGCAGCGTGCCTGGAGCATCACCCACCGATGCACGCAACGAACTCACGCCCGGAGTGCGTGCCGAACTGGTTCGCAAATCCCGCTACATGCACAAGAACAGCGGATTCGTGCGGGAGCTCGTCGCGAACATGGCGATCTACTCGACGGGCGATGGTATCCGTGTCCAAGCACAATCACCCGACTCCGCATGGAACCGCGCCGCCGAAGCCTACTTCGCGATGTGGTCGTCCCGCTGTGAAGTGACGCGCCGGTTTTCCTTCGAGGAATGCCAAGCACTCGTCTGCCGGGGCATGGACATCGACGGCGAGTATTTCATCCACAAGACCCGCGACGGGGAAGGGGAGCCGCGCATCCAGTTGATTGAATCCCACCGCGTTGGCGACAAGTTCGGCTCACAGGAAACCATCGACGGAGTCGGCCTGGATGCGTGGGGCGCACCGGTTTTTTATCGGATGCTGGAGGACGATGGCATCCACAACGATTTGCCTGCCACTTCAATCCTTCACATCCACGAACCGGAATGGGCAGGCGGCGTCCGCTCTCACCCGACGATCCAACACTCGATCAACCACGTGCTCGATGAAATGGAATTGCTGGCTCTCGAAAAACACGCCGTGAAGGACAATGCCGACGTCTCCCGCATCCTCAAAACTGCGCGTGGCGAACTCGATGACAATGGTGACTTTGCTGTAGGGGGCGCAGCGGTCGGTACTGAAACCAGCGATCCAGTTTCGCTCCAACGCATCGTCGGCGGCAAGTTGATCGCGCTCAAACCCGACGAGTCGCTCGACAGCTTTCAGTCGAATCGACCATCGCCCACCTTCACCGGCTTCCTCGAACATCTCCGGCGTGACTCCGCTCTCGGGATGATCCCATTCGAGTTCGCAGCGGATTCAAGCAAGGTCGGCGGCGCGGGTGTCAGGTTGGTCGTCGCCAAAGCCGACCGTCGCTTCTCGTTCCGCCAAATGATCCTCGAAAGCCGTCTCATCAAACCGGTTTGGGCCTATGTGATCGGCGACGCGATTTCCCGTGGATCGCTACCCCCGATACCGGGGTGGTGGAAAATCAGCTCGGTTTGCCCCCGTAGAGTTTCTGTGGATGCGGGACGCGAAGCCCAACAAAACCGCTCCGATGTGGAAATGGGTCTCAAAACCCTCTCCGATCATTTCAACGAACAAGGAGCTGACTTCGGCGAAGAAATCGAACGGCGCGCCAGTGATGCCAAGCTGATCATGGAGACGGCAGAGAAATACGGCATTCCGGTTGAGATGCTGTGGAAGCCGTCATGACGAAAGAGTCACACAGAATCAGGATTTAAGCCTTGCTTTCGCGTCAGATAGCTAGCAACTGCACGAGTAACAGTAATTTGAAGAGATCATGAAAATCAAAAGCATCCTTACCATCGCGGCTTTTTCCTCCCTCATCTCCTCCGCTGCGGCATCCGTCACCATCGACTACGTCTCCGTCGGCCATGCCGGAAATGCCGCAGACGGCAACGGCTACGGCGCGGTGGCCTACGCCTACCAGATCGGCAAATACGAAGTGACCAACGCCCAATACGCTGAGTTTCTCAACGCCGTCAACCCTACCGGCTCGGGGACTGGGGGCGTTGGTGCCAACGGCATCTACAACACCAATATGGGCACCAATGCGCGTGGCGGAATCACCTACACCGCAGGCGCGGCCAGTGGTGCGAAATACACGATCCGCACCAGCATGGGCGACAAGCCGGTGAACTACGTGAGCTGGTATGACGCTGCGCGCTTTGCCAATTGGCTGCACAACGGTCAGGGCTCAGGCAGCACCGAGACCGGAGCTTACACGCTTACCCTCAACACCGGTATCATCACCAAGAACGTGGGTGCCAACGTCTATCTTCCCAGCGAGGACGAATGGTATAAGGCCGCGTATTACGACCCGACGCCGGGTGCCGGTGGCGACAACTACTGGCTGCATGCGACCCAGAGCGACACTGACCCTACCATAGCCAGTGCCAATTCCACGGGCGATATTAGCAATCCCGGCGCGAACGTGGCGAACTACGCTAGCGGCGCGGATTGGGGCACGCCACTTCAGAACGGCAACGTGACGACGGTGGGCAGCGCCGGGGCTTTGGCTGAGAGTTACTTCGGCACGGCCGACCAAGGGGGCAACGTCTGGGAATGGAATGACGCGGTGATTTCCGGCTCGTCGCGCGGGCTGCGCGGGGGCTCGTTCTACAACTTCGAGTTCTTCCTGCGCTCATCCTTCCGCGACAACTCCGGCCCCTCGAGCGAGGACGACCTCTTCGGGTTCCGTGTCGCCAGTGTCCCTGAACCAACGTCGATCTTCCTGACGATGCTCGCAGGCGGCATGATGCTGATCCGCCGGAAACGCTGATTGTTCACATTGATTTTTGAAACGCAGGGGCGGGCTTTCGGGTCCGCCTTTTGCTGTTTGGGGGACTCCTCGTTGAAACCCATGCCGGACGTGAAGCCCAGCAAAACCGTGCGGACGTGGAAATGGGACTCAAGACGCTATCCGACCACTTCCAAGAACTCGGTGCAGACTTCGGTGAGGAAATCGAACGCCGTGCCAGCGATGCCAAGCTCATTCTTGAGACGGCGGCAAAACACGGCATCCCGGTCGAGATGCTGTGGAAGCCATCGTAACGAAAAAATCACACAGAATCAGGATTTAAGCCTTGCTTTCGCGGGGGGGGAGCTAACAAAATCCGCCGCCCAGAAATTCACCCCATCATGAAAGCTAAAAGTCTATTCACCCTCGCGGCCACTGCCGCCCTCATCACCTCCGCCTCA